GTCTATCATAGTTGTTATTTTAAGATTTCTTGTACTCCTTCCCATTTTTTTTGTAGAAATTTAATAATATTTTTTTATATGCTTTCTTGCTTCGCGTTCTTTTGCAGACTTTGAGGCGTGGCAAGAACGGCAAAGAGTTTGTAAATTATGCAAGCCGAGTCTATTTCCTCCATCTTTGATTGCAATAATATGATCTACTTCTCTACCTGGCTCAGTCAAACCTTTCTTTTCGCAGTTCTCACATAAAGGATTTATCTGTATCTTATATGCCCTTAAACTTCTCCAGGGCTTTGAATTATAGAACCCTATCATATCAGATGCCGCCCTGGATCTATTTATGTTAAGTATATCTACTTTCTTTTTTCTTTTAGGAATCCAAGGTCTATTCTTTTTATCTGGAAGCTTTGGCATAACTTATTCTGTTAGTAAGAAATAAAGCTCAGTATCTTTTTCTAAGATATATTCCATAGCTAAAGGGTAGTCTAATAATTTTTGTTTGTCAGCTATCCCCCCCTCCCATAATTGATGGCATCCTTTTCTCTCTCCAATAGATAAGCAATGATATGTAATATTGTTAGGATCAGTTTCTAAATCCTTCCTCCTGCTTCTTGCTATATAATGGCTATGGCTTAATGGTACATCTGATCTACCACACCCAGTACAGTAATGTCCTCTGGTTAATTCTATTTCTTTATAAACCTTTTTCAGTTCTCTATTTATCTTTGCTTGCTTTTTGCTTATAGCTTTCATATTGATAAATATATTATAACTACTACTATTAGTAACAATATAAAGGGATATAAGTTTATAGGCTCTTTCATTTACATAAATATATAATAAGTATTATTATTAAAAATATACTTAATAGTATTGGCAATTCCATTTGTCTATAATTCATTTTAAATACCAGTCTATTAAATCCATAGCCTCCTCTATTCCTTTACAGCATTGAGCTAAATATCCTTTATTGTTTAGATCATCGAGCCATTGCTTTTGATGAGGAGATAGTCTGCCCTTCTTTGTCTTTAGTTCTATAAACAAACCATAGTAATTATGTCTAGCCTCCATTATTTGTAAGTCAGGTACTCCTTTGACATATCCTGCTCTTTTCATTTTAGCTGCTTGACTAATAGAAGTTCTTAATCCTCCAGCTGAGGCACAGTATCGTACCCCTTTATATTTAAGCTGTAGATAAGTTATTATAGCCTCTTGTAGATTCTGTTCATTCACTTGCCTAAATTATATAATATAATTATTGAAGCGACAATGTAATAATGTTTCTTTTTAACTAACTGTTGTTAATATGATGATAGTAATCCTTAATGGTATTAACTATGCTCTTATATATATAAACAAAAATAAATACTACTACTCCTATTGTAAGCATTATAGTACAAACCATAACTACCTCTACTATTGTTTTAACTATTAGATTTATTTTTAATAGTAGCTTATTCATTTAGTTTCTCTAATTCAAATTGTAAATGAGCAATAGCTTTTGAGATACATTCTTTAGGGCTTTTATGTTTATGATAAGCTCTTAATATATATTTAGTAGCACTACCTAAATGATATGTTAAATTAAAATTATCACATACTTTCCTAGCTTCATAACCGTTTTTACCTTTATAGTAGCTAGGTACTCTACTATCACTATGCAACCCACCAGTTCTGGTTGTATTTATATTCCTATCCTTTTCGTAATAGTGTTTACTTTTTTTTGTCATCTTCTAATATTTTTATAAGCTCATCTTTGTTATATAACTCTCTAGCGTTCTTTGTTCTTTTATATTCTTCTGGATTAAATATCTGCTTGACTTCCCTTATTTTATCTGATTTAGGATGAGTCTTTACTATCCATCTTGTATCTGAATCCATTGCAGTTTTTTTTAAATGTTTTAAGTAGCTCATCTTCTGTATGTCCCTTTACTTAATGAATCCCAGAATAGCTCTCCTTTTAAATAATATTTAACAGTATAGTAGTTTGCTCGCAACCTTTTTCTATACTCAGCGTATTCTTCTTTAATTCCTCTTTTATTACTTAAATCAACTTCCTTTAAGGTTAATCTAGTATGCATCGTATTCTTCATAGTCATATTTATTTTTAAAGTATTTAGTATAAATTTCTAGCTCTCTATTTTTAGCATCTAGTTCTTTTTTAATATCTTGTATATCTTTTTCCATATTAATATAACACCATACACCCCCTATCATTATACCTATAAAAAAAGGTAATACTATAGATAACATAGGATAGATAGTAGTATATTCCATTATTTTAAAAGCTTTTGCTTTTGTTTATATAAAGGAACTAACTTAGGATCTGCTCCTTGAGTTGTTACTTGATATTCAGCATCCCATAAAAGATTCCGATAAGTTTTAATCCATTTATAGTAAGTCTTTACTGTGATATGCCATTCCTCTGATTCCCTTATACCTCTACGAAATGCAGCCTTAATATCATCTATCTCTAAATTTTTGAAGTCCTTTTGTAAATCTTCAGCTAAGATTAAGCTCATAGATACTATTGTATCTTCATTAGGATTTTGCCCTAATTCTAAAAAGGCTTTACTTAATATCTCTACAGCGTGAGATCTTAAATCTTGTATAGGCAGATCTTTTATCATTGTTTATTTATTTGATTAATCATTTCTCTAGCTTTACTATATGTTTCTAGCTTAGCTTTTAATTTAGATGCTGGCTTTTTAGTATTCCATTTCTTAGTATTATTCATCCACCTCTCTAATCTTTTTTTAGTGTCCCAAGTTTTCTCCAGCTCAAATCTCATCTTTGTTTTAGTTTTATTTTCTTCAGTCCAATATAAAACAAATTCCTCTCTAGTTTCTTTTGATACTCCTAAAAAATCTATTCCCTTTAAAAATTTTTCTTTTCTTAAAGATATATTATTTGTATTATTAATCTTTATACTAATAAGGTCATTATTTTTAATGTTAGCCCTATCATCTTTTTTAGTGATACCTATCCTTCTTTCTGTTATCTGCTCTCCTTTTTTAATTAGCTCTACAGAAATGAATCCTGCTTTATTTAATTGAGATACCCAAAGGCTTATAGTATTCTTAGTAACATTATAGAGCTTAGCGAAATAGTTATTAGTTGCAAAGCAGTACCCCTCTTTGCTGCTTAAAGCAGTTATCTCTCCATATAGCAGTTTAGCATTAGGCTTTAAATTTGAGTATCTAACCTCAGCTGGGATGATAGCATAATAACTAGGCTTCATCTATCATACCTTTTAGTTGTTTTATATTCCAAGATACTACCTTTTTTAATTCCATTTGCTTATGCAATTCTCTCTCTAGCTTATCCATTCCTTTTTCTATTACTTGATTTTTAAATTGAATGTATTGAGTTTTAGTATGTAGTTCGTGTTTCATTTCTAAAAGATCTTTCATCTTATAATAATGATGCATAGCTGAAGCGTGGCTTTTGATGCTTTTAATATATTTAGGAACTTCTACAAATTTCATATTTAATTCTTTTACTAGAAAATAAATTAAATATCTTTTAGCCTCTATTACATCCCTAGTCCTAGTCCTTATATTAAGCTCCTCCCTCCTAATATTAAAAATATCAGCTAATGTACATTTAGCTATTTCTATCGTTTTATTCATTAAAAAGGTACTTTTTCAGATTCTTTTTCTACTACTACTTTTTTATCATTTAAAATAAAATCGCTCATTATTTTAGCAGTTTCTAATATATCTACTAATTCTAAGCCCTGAGCTATTCCTAATTCGGTAGCGGATTTTATACCTACACTTCTAGCTATCTGCTCATCATCATTAGTTACTTTTTTAGAATAAGAATAAGAAGTAGGATTACTATAATAAGGTTTAATCTTTGGATAGTCCCCTTCTATATAATTATATTCTACCTCATTTCCTTCTATAAATTTTTCTTGAGAATTAGATATAGAAGAATATTCTCCTTTATCTCCATTTTCCATTTCAATATCATAGGAGTAAAAAGTTTTCCCTTCTTTGTTTTTCCATACTTTGTTAAATATTGCAGTTTTTACTTTTGATTTTTTTGTCATTTTTTAGTTATTTTATTTATTAAATTAAAGCAGCTTTCCTCATAGCTTGCTATATTATTTAGGCTGTCTATCATTTCACTTAGATCAAATATTACTTCTTCAATAGTATCTAATACTAAGCCTAAAGCTTGAGCCTCTATATTTTTTCCCTCCTTTAATAATTCTTCAATTCTTAAAAGAGTTGATTCTTTTTTATCTATCCAAGATTTTAATCTAAACTCTATTACGCTAGTTGCTATACTCATAATGTTTTTAATATTACTGGTTGGTTATCATTTAATTTATAGAGCAAAGTATATTCTCTATATTTTGTTTTTACTTTTTTATTATAATCTTTTCTACTTAGTCTATCTGGTCTATCTCCACACACTATCCCATCCCAGTAACTATTTTTTCTTACAGATTCATATTTAAAGACTTCATCTATATTATAATTTTCTGATAAATTTCTTAATTGTTCATTAGTTCCAAATACTCTCAGGCTTTTACATTTCATTGATATATCTGCATATTCTTGAGAAGTATAAGGATCTGTAGCTATCTCTCCTATATACTCAAAATCATATAGCACCCAGTCCTCGCAAACTAATTTATTTGACTTCATAGCCTAATTTTTCTCTCCATTTATTTTGAGCTACCCCCTTCCTTATATAGTATTTTTCTCCTCTCAGATTTATATTTTCTTCCTGCAGTTTTGCTCTTGCTCTTTTTATACTAGGAGCTGGAGTTAATTTACCTTGAGCTACTAAATATAAGATATGCTTTCTTATATCTCTATCTACACCGTATTTCTCCAATTCTTTATCCCATATATTAGCGAACAGTTTATTGTCATCATCCCTTAAATGAGCGTATTTTTTTAACCAATATTCTACAGTATCTTTTAATTTCATTTTTTAATAGTATAAGATGATCTCACTCTATTAGAAATTTTTTTATCTAATTCTCTTAAATACTCTATTTCTTCTTGTATTTGATTACAAGTTCTTTTGCCTACCTCTCCAAATTTACTCTCCATTATAGGATTGTCATTTTTAGTTAAGGTACTATGTATGTACTTCATCCAGTTATTGTAGCTTAATTTTTTCATTTTATCTTGTTTTTTTGATTAATACTGAGGCAAATATATAAACAAAATAAAGCGTTTAAATGTTAATTAGTATAAGTTATTAACTAAATGATTGTTAATAAAGGAACAATGTTTCTAGTTTATTAGGAGAAAAAGAGTATATTTGAAATTCAGTTCAAATTACTCGAAAGAGTTTTTATCTTGTATTGAGAGCCTAGTTATTTAATAGCTAGGCTTTCTTTTATATTCTAGTTATTTTAGATCCTAAATCCATAGGTATAAATAACGCTATCCTCCCATCTAATATTACACCACACCCTATAGTAGGTTTTTTTGGAAATTGTTTTCCATAACGAAATGAATAAGCTGAATTATCAATCCCACAGCCTACATTCATCCCAAAAATCATATCATTTCTGGATGCCATATAATTAACTCCTCCAAAAGAATGGCAATGTCCTATGACTGTAGATTGTCTATTAGCTATAGCTCTATTCTTTGCTGCATTAGGTCCTGAGCTTCCTGTACCGTGTTCAAATAAGATTCCCTGTACCTCCCATTGCAACTCCCATTTCCAGCCTTTAGGAGCTTCCCATATCTCCTCATAAGTTTTCATAAATCTTTTTGGGATTCCTGCAGTAGTTGCTTGCCTAAAAGGCAAAGCCGAATGGTTGCCTACACATACTTTCACTTCTGGAAAAACAGAATAAAATTTATTCATTTCTAGCTGAGCTTTTTCAGCTTCGGATTCTGCATTTAGAGAATCAGTTTCTTTTTGATGATAGGAGATTGCACAGTTATCGACCTCATCTCCGATATGGATAATTTCTGAACATCCAAATCTATTAAATGTTTCATAGCAAAATTGAAGATACGACAAATGCTCATCTGTTTCTTGTAAATTAAATGGGCAATGCGTATCTCCAATAATTCCTAAATTTTTGCTATTGCGTAATTCATTAATCAGACCATTTTCTTGTTTTGTTAAGCGTGGTCTAAATTGCTTCATTACTTCTTTTTCTTAGCTTCTTTACCAAAATCTGCTAAAGATTGTCCTCCTAGCATTGCTATACAACTCCACCAAATTTGAGAAACTGACTCCTCATCTACAGAAAGCCATTTAGCAATTAGAGGGATAGCTATAGAAGCTAATCCTAGCCATACCTTCTTAGAGGTAAGAAGTTTAGTTATTAAATATTCCTTCATCTTTTTATTTTTTTAAGTTAATATTAAAGTTTATATGACAATCCTACATTAAAAGAGCCTTCCTCATCTTTGCGAGTATAGTTAGGCTCTACATAGAAATTATCCCAAATGTGAACAGACATCCCTACCCCATAAGTAATATGATCTGTAGAGTTTTCAGTTGGCATTTGTACTGATAAATAAAAATCATTAGATAGATTATATCTTCCTATCATATCATAATCATCTCCATTTTGTTGAACTCCTACCATTATATCATCTGAAATCTGGTAGCCTATACCTATATTATTAGTAAAATTATCTATTCCCCAGCTTTCATTTTCGGCTGGCTCTTGTACATTAGACAAAACTTTTATTTGCGCTGAAGCAGTAAAAGTGAATAATGCTATCATCATAGCTAAAATTGTTTTTTTCATTTTTTTGTTTTTTAAATTTTTAAATTAATTAATAAGTCCAAACTAATTTCGTTGGTTTTTCTGGTTTTTCTTGTATATCTATATGGATAAAATTAGATCCTACCCCTATCCTCTCTATTCCGAAATGGAGAGCAGCTTCTAGTATTAAGTATTTAGTTCTGCTATCTGGAGCAGATATGTCAGCTGCCTTCCCTTTGATATGAGGAGAATTTTTTACTCCTCCTATTTTTTTATTATATTCTGGGCTTCTATATCCAGAAGTTATTTTATATGGGATATCAGATCTATGTCGCATATTATCTAATATCATTAATAGATTAACATCCATTTTCTCTTTGCCTGAGCCTGGCAATCCAGGCTGGTCAAATTCTGAAATATCAAAATAGTTTAATTTAATATTAAATTCTATTTTTTTTTTCTCCATATTTTAAGCTCATTTCCTATCTTTAAAGCAGTCCATATTATAGCAACTGCATATGAAACTAATTTTAGAGATATCTCCAAATCCGTTAAACTCACTCCGATTGCTCCTGCATTTAATATTACTGTAGTAGGACAAAACTTCCCTATTATTTCATTTATCATTTTAGTTTTCATTTTATTAATTATACTCTTTTGAGTGTAAATGTTATTCCTCCTCTAAAATCAAAGGTAGTACCCCCTGACTCTGCAGCGTAAATATGAGGTACTATTACATCTCCTGCACTTATACTAGAGCTAGTTCCTGCTGCCATTGTATCTACTTGAGTAGTAGCGTTCCCTGTTAATCCTACCGTATAAGAGCCTATTAAAGTCATTGCAGAAGCTGAAGTAGATCCTTGTACAGGGGTAGTCTTATATAATAGAACATCCATACTCCATCCAGAATCTCCTGTTATTACTGATCTCCCAGATACTATCTCATAGTCGCAATCAGCTATAAACTTCATAGATTTTACTGCTCTTTGCGTTCCAATAGAGGTAGGAGCATTTGCATTTGTAGAGCCGAATCTTCCACTTTTATTGTTGTCCTCTCCATTCAATACATAATAAGTTCCATCACTTAGATTATCTCCCTCTACTCTAAAATTAACTACATTTCTACCTAAGCTTTTTGCTCCATCTAAGCTATCAGATGTAACTGCCATATCTCCTATAGAACCTTTTGTTTTGTTTTGATATTGACTTACTAAATCATCAACACTAAAAGAAATAGTATCTCCTATCAATATATCTCTGTAAATAGTTTGAGAAACTACTCTGATACTGGTATCTCCTACTCCTTGATCGGATGCTACTTCAAATTCTAAAGGCGCATTCAATTGCAAATCATTTGTACTAGCTGTTCCATCTTGATTATATGGGAGATAAGAGTTGGCTTGCGTTTGTAAAGAAAATACATCTCCAGTTTTAAATATAGCTTTTGTCATATATTGAACTGATATAGAGGTAATAGTTTGAGAGAGAACAGTACCACTCCCTGCAGCTATATCTATTATTTGCGCTCCATTCACTATAGCTACTTGAGTAGGTTGATGAGTGTTTAAACTCATTATTTGTTTGCTTAATGTAGCTGGAGGATTACCAGCTGGAGGAGGAGCTATTAAAGCTGCACTCCCTCCTGTTGGAATAGGTATTCCAGCATTTCCATAGATTCCAGTATAACTACCAGCAGTTCCTACTGTAGTTGTCGTTCCAGCAACATTATAATTCTTTTGCTCATAGAGTTTCCATTGCCAGGTATCAGTAAAAGGACTCCATACTCCAGTATGCATAATCCATTGATGAGCAGAGGTAGCAGTTTGACCATCTGAAGGAGTAAAAAATCTAGTAAATGGAGCTGGAGTCATAGTTTGAGATCCACTCGCATCAGTTAAATATAGACTTTCAGAAGGATCATTAGTAGTAGTTACGCTAAATATTTTAGGACCTCCTGACTGAGCATTTAAAATATCTGCAGCTAATTGAGCTGTAAAAGTATTACTTCCAGCTAAAGTATCTATCCCCCATTCTCCCCCTATATCAGTCCATTTCCACTCTCCTGCTCCTGAAAATGTAGCACCAGTATATACTTGTAAGCCTCCCCCAGATGCCGATCCTCCTGCATCTCCACAAACTACTCCAGTTACTCTTTCAACAGCTGTATCATTAGTAGCTAAAACGGTACTCGTATTATAAGCATAATTACCTACAGCTCCATTATTTATCTGAACAAAACAGGAAGAATTTTCTCCTTGATTAGGAGCTGCATTTAGATAATTTATATTTTGAGCTTCTGGATCATTAGAGGAAGGATTAGCTCCTAGATTAGCTGCTCCGTGAGGACCAATATGAGTTGAGCTATATCTATAATTCCTGCAGTAATAAGCTAGCTCCCATTCTCCATCCCATTCTGAAGCTCCTGCTTGTAAAAAATTTACATATCTATAATTTGAGGAGGTACTTCCTCCAGCTGAAGGAGCTGAAGTTAATTCTACATTTGTCATACCAGGAGTAATTGCTACACTATTCCACATTCCATACATAGTATTGTCAGATGCTCCAAAACTTGACTGTTGAATCCAGGCATTAGTAAGTCCAAAAATTCCAGTTCCCATCCATTGAGTAGGTCCTGCAGTCGGACTTCCTACTGGTACATTATAAAGCTGTCTAGTCCATCCATTAGATTGAGGACTGGTATCTAAAGTATCAGATCCTGTGCCAGCTGGTCTAGCTACTAAAGTCCAGAAAAACTCTAAATCTCCAGAGGCATTAGAGTTATTAGAAATATCCAAAATAATTCTTTGATAAAAATATTGATCGTTAGTTCCATCAAATTCAAAAGTTCCTAGAGATTCAAAAGTATAATGATCAGTAGCTGCAGTAGCATCTCCATATCCTGGTATATCTGGAAATCTGGTAAAATAATTAAAATTGTCTAGAGAATTAAATTCTATATCTACTTGCTTTAAAGCTGGTAAATTAGAATATTGACCTCCTGTAAGCTTATAATTTAAAATAGAATTATTTGGTCTATTATCTAAAGGAAGATGGTATGTCCCAGTATAGGGAGCATAGAGATTTGTAACAGGGACAGTTCCAGTTAAAGGGACAGTAGGATTAGGCTGTATTGTATTACTTATACCAGATTGAGGAGAGTTATTCAAATAATAAACAAAAGATGTAATATCATCTGGAGCTATATATGTCCCTGACTGATTTTCTCTAAATTCATTTATTTGAACGAAATACCAGGTATTGTGCCAGAAAAAAGCTCTCATCCCCCACGCTTTGCATACATCTGTCAAGACTTTATAACAGCTAGGAGCTTTATATTTTACAAATCCATTTTCATCTGGTTGTTGTACATCATACCAGCTCCTATCCTGCATCCTAGTCATTTCTAAAGGATCTATAGTAGTATTAGCGTGTTCAGCATTATACCACCTTACAGCGTGCCTTCTTCTTGCTTGAGCTTGCGAGCCAGTTGCTATAGTATAAGCTCCTGACCAATACAAGCAAGAAGCTATAAGTTTGCTAAAATTACTTTTTCCAAAAAATATATCAGTCGCAAAGTAAAGATGATCGGATGATTGAGTGCTAGAATCAGGTATAAAATCATAATATTTTAAAGAGGCTAATCCATCAATAGCGTTTAAAGTTACTACATAGGGTACAGACTCATCTGGATCTGCAGATAAATCCATTAATAAATATCCTCCCCATTGAGGCATAGCAGTTACACTTGTATTAAAAGGTACAGGATTATACAAGTACACATAGACATCTCTTTCCTCTCTATCAGTCCTTAATTGTTTTATATAGTTTGCACTTAATATATCAGTAACCATAAATTCTATGGTCATAGTAGATGGTTTTAAAGGAGCGAACATCTTATTCCCATCACTTCCCCATTTAATACTCACACTTCCAGGACCTAATACAAGGGGTTGGTCATAATAAGAGGAGCTAGCGACTTGATCGTGAAACTCTATAAGATATTCTATATCTTGATCTGAAGTAAAATTTCCAAAATAAGTTCTATTGTATGCCATTAGATATATCTTTCTCTTTGTGTAGTAGCTAGGTCATTAGATAAATAAATATCCTCTCCTTTTAATACCCCTCCTACTTGTAACTGTACATTCATTTGATTGCCTAGCATTGATTTCAATTTAGATAAAGGAGCGACAACCTCTGGATCTGTAGAAGCTCCAGGATATTCTCCGACTAAAGCATTAGTAGGACCAAAGGCTATTCCCCCTTCAGCTAGAGGGATAGGAGTAGAAGCTATTACTGCTACTTGAGCTGCAGCTAGTCCTCCCACTATTGCAGCCAAAATAGGTCCAGCTGGGGGAGGTACTGTTAAAGCTTGAACAACTGCATTTGCTCCTCCCATTATAGCGTTAGCTATATTCATTGCTTTGTTTCGTTTAGCTTGTTTTGTTTCTGCAATTTTTTTTCTAGCTTCAAATCCTTTATCCATACTCTCTTGTTTCTTATCATATTTTTCTTTCAACTCTAATTCAGCTTCTTCTCTTTCTTTATCAGTCATTTTAGTATTTTCTAACTGTAGTCGCTCTCTCTCATAATCTGCATCAAAAGCCTCTTGAGATCTGATTTGATCGTTCTCTATGATAGTCATTTGTTTTTCGTGTTCTGCAGCCCATAAAGCACCTATACCTCCTAGAATAGCTTGAGCAGAATCCATCATTGTTTGATAGTTTTCTTTAAAATATTTTCCTAGATTTTTCATACCTCCTTTTACTGAGTTCCAGTAAGTTTGCCATTTAGATAGTTTTTCATCTAAAGTTCCTTCTAATTCATTAGGATCTCCCCCTTCTGGATCTCCCCCTTCTGGATCTTTAGGATCTCCTCCAGGATTTACATTAGTTCCTCCTTCAAAAAGGGACTGGAGTTTTGCTTTAGCATCCTTCATTTTCTGAGTCATATAAGCCTCCATATCTCCTATAGCTTGATCTAGTTGATCTTCGGTAACTAGCTCTATCTTATCTTTCATCCTCATTCCTTCAGTCATAGCTCTATTGATCTCATCTATTTCATCTAAGAAATCTCCCTCAATCTCATCCATCCCTCTCCTTATGCCCTCTCCAAATTCCATCATTTCTTCATAACCTTCCTTCCCTAAATCCATATCTAAAGTGAAAGCTCCAGCTATAAGCTTCCCTAAACCACTAAAGACCTTTCCTCCAAAATCCCTAAGATTATCTATCTGCTGAAAGAGTGCCTTAAAGAAAAATTTAATAAAAGCCCAGATACTTTTAAATGCTGCTCCGATTGAAAGAACTAGCCTTCTAAAGGCTTCGGATTCATTCCATAAATCTATCCAGTAATTAATAAAATCTACAAAGATAGGTCTAACTTTTTCCCAGTTATCATAAATAAGAGCAAACATAATTCCTAGAGCAACTACTACCATTCCTACAGGTCCTGTCATCATACCTAAAGCTTTTGTAACCCCTCCAGCCATAGTCATCAAAGGACCACTAAAAGCGACTAGAGTTCCTGCAGCCAATACTAATTGCTTTTGTCCTGTATCTAAAGAAGTAAATCCTCTAGCTATTTTTACTGCTCCTTCTACTATCTGAGTAAATATTGGCATCATAGTAGTTCCTAGATCCTGAACTGCCATCTTTAAAGTATTGAAACTTTTTTGCATCTTAAACCCTGCAGTTTGCTCTAAAGATTCAAAGCCTTCATTTAAAGCACCGCTAGACTCCTCCATATTATCTAGTATCTCAATATAAGTATCTCCCTGTTCTCCCAGAGTACCCATTATATTTTTAATAGCTTGAGATTTACCAAATAGATCGGACATTTCTACTCCATTAGCAGCAAAAGCATCTTTTAAATGGAATAAGGTAGCAGCTAGTCCTTCATCTTGCACCATACGCCTTAAAGATTCGTAAGACATATTGATCTCATCTAGAGCTTTTCTACCTTTTTCTGTTGGCTTAGTTACTGCCATCATAACTCCACCAAATCCAGTAGTTGCAGATCTAGCATCTCCAGTTGTTTTTGTATAGGTAGAGATATTAGCGAGTAATTCTTTAAAAGATATTCCCAGTTCTGCAGCTAGTCCTACTTGAGTTCCTAAAGATTCTGCTAGCTCTGAAGATTCAAACATACCAGTTCTTACTGCCATTGCAAACTGATCTAAAGCCTGAGTAGAATCAACTGTATCTGCTCCATAAGCATTTTGAGCTGCAGCTGCTACTTTAGCCAAATCAGCTTGCTCTCCCAGTCCTATTGCTACTCCTTTAGATACTTGCTCTAAAGCTTTCATAGCATCTGCTCCTCTTAATCCTGCAGAAGTTAAAAAGAATAAACCTTCAGCTAGTTCGGCTGGAGCTTGAGCTGTAGTGCCTGCCAACTTCATCACATCCCCTGAGAGGTTTTTGACTTCTTTACTGGAGATTCCTACTAAGGTATTAATCTTAGTCATACTCTTTTCAAAGTCAATAGCCATTTTTGCTCCAGCTACCCCAACAGCTGCAAAAGGTAAAGCAAAAGAAGTAGTAATAGATCTTCCTATTGTTTGCATCTTAGCTCCAAAAGTTACTAATCTTTTAGATGCTTTATTTAATCCTCTAAATAGAGGAGTAGTTACTGCATTAATAACTACATTTAAGGAGGCTAGGGCTTTTTTAGGCATTCTTTTTTTCTTTTAGTTTTTGTTGTACTTTATCATCAAAAGCAGACTCTTTTATTATTTTTTCTATATCTTTTTTAATTGCTTTCCGAGATCTTTTAATTTTCTCCCAAGGAAAAACAGTTATTTTTTTAGGATCTATAGAGCGTTTTAAATGAGGATTTATTATAACGCAAGCCATCCACCTAGCTCTCTCCCACATTCCCTGAGTATCTTGCTCATATAGTTTTTTTCTTCCTAATTGCGCATTAATAAAGTTTCTAGGTGTCATATCATCTAAATCTCTTACACTCATATTCAACTCTCCAAAAGCAATCTGCTCAACAATATCAAAAGTAATTTCCTCCTCTACTACTTTTTTTCTCCTCCCTTTTTTTTGTTGAGCTTTTTTGCGTTTCCCATATTATGTCCCATCTGAGTCCCAAATATTTCTAAAGCTCTAGTGAGTCCACTCATATCGGTATCTAACATATCTCCTAGATCATCTATGGTTATCTCCATTTTTTGACCTGACTTCCTACATCCTTCCTCTATCCCTATTAATACTAAATTCAAAGCCTGGTCTAAATTCATATCCTGCCCTAAGCTCATTAATTTATTTAGAGATGTCCCTGTTAATCCGCAATATTTTCTCAATCCATTAAATCCAAAAAATATAGGATAATTTTTTCCTCCTAATTCTATTAATTCGTATTTCATTTTTTTTTATTCTTAAAGGTTATTAATAAGAGTTCATCCGAGCCACCCCTTTAAGAAATAAAAAGGCAGCAAGGATTCCCTCTATTTTATTATACAGTAGCTTGAGTTAAAGCTCCAGTTCCAGAAAAAGATCCACTCCAAGTAGAGCTATCTTCATTAGGAGTATCTGCAGATAAAGAAGTCAGCCAAGCTGTACCGTGCCAGTATATATCTCCAGTTACTTCTGTAGAAAATTTTAACTCAAAAGAAGTTCTATTTGCTCCCTCCATATATGTAGAGTATAACTCATTTACAGTCAAATCAGAGATTGCTCCTCCTGAGTTATCTACAAAAATTACCATTCCTTCTACAGAAACTTCCCAATCTCTTTGTCCTTCCATTTGCTCTCTCCATCCTGAAGAGTCTTTAGTAGAAGTATCTCTTAAGTTGTGATTCATTGATATTGAAGCAGAAGTAGCATAGCCAATTTTAGTGCCAGCTGCATAAACTCCAAATTTTGTTCCATTGATTACGCCATTTGTTGCCATTTTTTTTAATTTTTTTAATTAATTAATTAAGTTATTTTATTTATTTTTTCAGTTGTATTTATCTTATATTATATTGTTAATTGCTCTAATTCTCCTACTCCAGAAAAACTTAAACTAATAGTAGAACTATCTTCATTAGGAGCAGAAATTTCTGCACTTTGTAAATATCCTTGTCCCTGCCAATAAGGAGTTCCAGATGTTACGCATTTTAAATTTAACCAAAATTTCTCCTGATTTATTATTCCATCTTCTAAAATCTCATCAGGACTCATTGCTAATAAAGAAGTATGCTGACTGGTTAAAGTACCATCAGAATACTTAAATCCTAATTTTCCTGTAAACTCAAAAACCCAGCTCCTACTAGATAGCAAAGAAGTATTCCAGCCATAAGTTTCTCTGACTGTAATATCTTTAGTAGCACTTTCTACAGAGAAATTAGCATTATCTCCTAATATTGCATATTTCCCATTCACTAGCAGTAAATATTCGCTCCCATTTATAACTCCATTTATAGCCATTTATCCTATATATAATATTGCTATTTTAATATCTGTTGTTGAGCTAAGAGTAAAACTTACTGTAGAATCTTCACTATTAAAAGAAGCCACCGAGTATGTACCCATTAATGAAGTAGAGTTTCCATCTACAGTTTCAACTGCATTGGCTTTTGTTAGATCTCCATATTGAGGACTATCTACAGAAGTTACTACTGTAGTTACAGTACAAGTTACAGAAGCTTCTCCAGAGTTTTCTATAAGTATAAACTCTTTTCCTGTATTAGTAAAAGTATTAGTAACTGCTCCAGGAGAAGTTAAGCTAACTGTTAATCCCTCCTCAATTATTGCTTGACTAGCTATTAGTGCCATCTTCTTCTATTTTTTTAGTTTTCTTTTTACTTTTTTTAGCAACTTTTACAGGCTCGCATATTCCAGCTTCAGCTAGTTCTGCAGCAAATTCCCAAGTTACATTGATTTTCGTACCTATAGGAAATGTCTTTTCTCCTCTAGTGTATTCTTTAATTGTTGTTATTGTTGGCATTTTATTCTATATTTATCCAGCCATTTGCTGGGTTATTAATTAATTCTAGGATCTCTGAGTGTGAGTAATCAGTAAAGCCCTCTAAATCTTTAGGCTTCTCTCCAGAATATTTTACTATAAATTCGCTTTCATCTATTTTATATCTTACTGTTTCTTTTCGCTCCAATACATTTATGAAATTAATCTTATTAATTTCTGTAGTAGGTATTATGCAATATTTTTTCATATCTTATCCTGGTACAGCTGTATTAATATCATCAGAGGACATATTAGTCATTGTCCCATCATTACTATATAAAGGAGAATTATCTGGTATTGTAGGATAAGTAGCTCCATCTCCATTTCTCCAAAATCCTACTAAAAAATCTGAAGATACAGGATATTTATTAGGATCTCCTGTAGCTCCACTTCCATACAATCTCGAAACATCATCAGCAGATAGCACTTCATCCCATATTGAGAACTCATCCATTTTTCCTTCTGTATAATCAGTACCTGCACTTTTATCCATAAATAAATTATTGTCTGTAGTAGATGGAGTTCCCCAGCTTCCAGTTAAAGACACGCTAGCTCCTCCATTTGTAGTATTTTTCAATACGTTATTTATATACATATTTAGTCCTGTAGCTGCTCCTGAGAGGTCATAAGTTATTACTATATGATTCCATACATCATCATCTACACTAGCTACAGAGTCAAAGTTTATAAAGTTAGTATTTGTATCTCCGAACTTCATACAAAACCTTATCTGATTGTTAAATCTATTCATTAAAAAATATTCATAATGATTTGCTCCAGAGTAATAGAGTCCATCTTTATTGAGTATATATTGACCAGATGCACTTTCTGCAAAATTTACCCATACTGAAAGACTAAATCCTCTATTTCCTCCAGATCCATTTATACTCCAGTTTGTAGCGTTTCCGAAAGTAACATAATCATCTACTCCATCAAAAGCTAAAGAATATTGATTAGTCCAAGTATTAGAAATATCTAGTCTTACTATTCTTATTACGAAATCTAAATGCTTTACATAAACTCCTATATTTTCAGCTGAATCATCATAATCATCTACACAGTTTTCAAATACGCAAGAATCTACATAAACATCATTCGGATAAGCAGGAACAGTCCCCCATTCTCTATCCATAGCCTCTCTTATTAATACAGCTATATCTTCTACCTCTAAATATGTTTTACCAAAAACAGAAAGCTGGATTCTAGTAGTATCTACTAAACTCCTTTGGGATATTCTAGGATCACTAAAGTAACCTAAAGAAGCTCCTTTAGTATTTAATGGAATTGTACTTACTTCTCTATAAACTATATAAGGACTAGCAGTAGGCTGTGCAGCCCTTAAAGCGAATATCTTAGAAGATGGTATTCGTTCCATTAAGCTAGTATAGCCTCTTAACATTCCAAAAACTATTGCTCCTGTTCGCATTATTTATATATTCTTTTTTGTCCTTTGAGTTCTCTTTGTAAAACTTTTTCTACTATTGCTTTAGCTCCTGCTAATAAGATAGCTCCTGCTTGCCCTTGAGTTTGATCCCACGCTGGTCGCATAAATGGATGAGGATCTGCTGTAGCAGTTCCATATTCTACCATAGCTCCATAATATCCTCCTCCTCTTTGCTCATTTTTTGTAGCTGATCCTCCAGTTGCTTTTGGTCCTACATATAAAGCAGGAAGCCTCCTAGAAGCTCTTGTACTAAAAGCTTTTATACTCCTTCTTAAATCTCCTTCATCATTTTTTATTCTTGATCTAGCTGCAGCTATAATAGGTTTTGCAGCTTGTCTAAATACAGCCATAAAGAATTTATCTCTTTTTACAGCATAAGGGATTTTTCTCATAGCTCTTATGAGTTCTTTATTTCCTAATACTTTACCTGAGTTTAACTCCATTAATTATTATCTTTTTGTACTGCAGTTAATCTAGTAATTTTATGCCTTCCATCAATATGAGCAATTTTTTCTATATAATAATATATAAAAGTACCTGCAGAACTTGTATATTTTATTCTCCAGTTAGGTCGTATATCTTCTTTGTAGCTTTCATATCTTATATAAAAATCTACTTTTTGCTCTCCTACTTGTTGATCTCCTTCCTCTCTCTCACTTCCTCCCTTCCAAATCATATAAGCCCATACAGAAGCTGGAGCTGCATCAGCAAAAGTTTCATCTTGTATTCCTCCATACTTACTATTTTGAGTATAACTAGGAGTCTGAATTATAATAGGTGTATCTAATTCTCCTACAGTTATCATAGAGTCTGAATTTTATATGGATTCATTAAATATTCTGCAGTCTTTGGAATAGTAGAAACAATTTTTCCTACAATAACGCTTTGCCTATTCTCATACATATCAGCTACTATAATTTTTACTGCTTGAATTAAAGGCTGAGGGATATCAGTTGTAGTAGCATAACCTGCATAATAAGAAATCTTCCAGGCTTGAAAAACATCATCTGTAGAAGGTAAACTAGAATCATCAGAAGGATATAATCTAGCTGGTTTAATTAAAGGGACAAATTCATATTCAGTTGTAGCTAAAGTATTCCAAGAAGCACCAGAGTAATAAGATACAGTAGGCAAATGCGATACAGTATTACTGACAGGGCTTTTATATAGAATTTTTAGATCAGAAAAACTATTACCATACTGCACTAAATTAGTAGTACCTAAATATAGATTCGTATATTCCTCTACCATTCTAACTGCAGCTGCCTCGCAAGCTACTATATAATCATCATCATCAGAAAAAGTTATTCTAAGATGAGTTTTTAAATCTGCAGTTGAAACTACTGTAACCTCGTGAGGGGTAACTACCTCTAAATATTTCATAGCTATACTTTTTAAATTTTATTATTATTTCTTAAAGTTTAAAAAAAGGGAGGAAAAAGGAGCATAGCTCCAATTTCCAACCTTAATAGTATTAATTATGCTTCGATCAATTTAATGAAAGAGTCATTTTGTACTGCATCTCCATCAACTAAAGAAGTAACGACCATTCTAGGAAGTCCAGAAGCAGCGTTAGTATAAGGATCAAATAAGATATCTAATCCACCGAATTGCGCTATATGTACTTTAGAGAAATCTCCGAATAAAGCGTGAGCTTTAGCTGAAGATCCTGCATCAGCTACGTTAGCAGAATGGAAAGCATAGTAACCATTTAATCTAGCATCTGAATTATCCCATAGAGGACTAACTGAAGCTACCTGAGCTAAAGTCTTAACTGTCTTATAAGCATCCATATCTAAAAGGTAAGCTAATCTAGCACCTTCTCTGTTCACACCTAAAGCTAGACAGTCAGTTTCCATTTCTACCCAGTCAGCAGCAGTTACTGTAGTAGGTCCTGCAGTTGCATCAGCAAAGATAGACTGAGGAGCATTTGAAACATCTCCAGTATCTAGTAAAGCAAACTCTAAAGAAGCAGCTACTTGAGTAGCCATTTGTCTAGTTAAAGCACCTTCTAAAGATGGATTTTGCATCATAGACTCAGAAGTCATATTAACTACAGAGATAAGTTTCTTTGGAGTTAAAGTTACAGCAGATAAATTTCCTGCAGATGATGGAGCGCCTGTCCCATCCTCTTGTACCCAAGATGAAGTAATACCAGAGAATACAGGGAATTTCATATCATTGATCCCGAAGTATGTATTTGCTCCGGCTGAAGCTAATACTAAATTTTTCTCTAATTGATCTGTAAAGCTCATTACTTCCTCAGCATTTACTGAAGATGTACTCCACGCTCTTGTTAATACAGATGAAGGAATACCGAATCCTTTGACTGCATTACCAGTATAACGAGATTCGTTTACAGCTTCATCGTGCATCTCTTTATAGATACCATCTACTTTTCCACTATATGCAGCTCTTACAGCTCCTTGAAAAGTAAATCTATCTAAATCCTTATCAGTTTTTGTAGAAATTTTAGCTCCAGAAACACTAGCTGCAGTTCTTAATTCTGCCTCCATTTTTTCTGCTCTTGTAATTTGTACATCTAATTCATCTATAGAAGCTAGAGTATTATCTACTTCAATAGTTTCAGCCTCATTAAGATTACGAGATTCTCCTTCAGCAGTATTTTTTATAGCTTCCAAAGTATCTACTAAACCAGAACGAGATTCTTTTAATTCTAATGATTTTTTCATTTTTTTCTTTTTAGTAAATTAATTTTTAAGTTTAATAATGTATTCAATTCAAATTCTTCCTCTTGTTTTTTTCTTGTATTTTCTTTATCTATAAAGTTACTTCTAACTGCTAAAGCTAAATTATCAGCTGAAGGGTAAGCAGGCAAACTCACAGGAGAAACATCATAAAGCCGATCTACTTTGTGGATAATACGAATATCGTTTCCATCCTCATTGCGCTCCCAAGAGTCGCCATTCCTACCCAAAGTAAAAGCAAAGCTAGACTGGGTAATATTGCCAATTCGCATATTCTCCTTTAAATCTCTCCCTGCAGTTGTATCTGGAATATCTAGCTCATATCTTAATCCTTTTTCATCTACTCCTAACCTTAAAGTGCCAGCCGATACTCTCCCTAATAAAAAATTAGGATCGTGATTAAAGTAAGCTCTGACATCATTATCTAAAACATCATCAAAAGCTCCAGGCATTATCTTCTCTCTAAATCCTCCTAAATCCTCTGATAGTGAATTAAAGACTGCAGCGTGTCCTACTACTACATCTTTTCCCTCTTTTTGTGTTATTCTACTTTCTATCTCAAAGAATCTTTTTTCCTGAGTATGTTTTTTGTCCCATACATCAATCTTATGAGTGCTTCTATTAGCGTACTCTAAAGCTGGATCTTCTTCTATTTCTTCTTCTTCTTCTTCATCTATTTCCTCCAAGATATCCTCTTTTGGATCTTCTTCTAAATCATCTGGACCTCTTAAAGCTTCCTCCTCTTGCTCACTTTCCACCGATTCGGCATTATCTTCTTTATCAGTTTCGATACCCTCGAAATCCTCAGTTTTAGCGTAAACGATAGTAATGGAGTTTTCATCCTCAACAATCTTTTTAATATGTCTTTCATTT